TTTTATCTTTATCCCAAGCTTTAAATTTCAACATCATACTAGCAACTCCCCATCTTTCCAGATTAACGTCATAGTTAGGTCATCGTTTAAGATGTAGAATGCTTTGGTAGGGAAAAACGTGTTCTCTAAACGTTCGTTGATACTAATACTTGTGTGTAACGCTGACATACAGGCTCCCTCTTGAAGCTCGTACACTTCAAACAACCTATCAAATACTGTATCTTCTGTGATTTCCTCTTCAACTTCAACTATGAAAGGAGTATCAATTGGAATAAAACTTGATATCGAACACGTATTTGTATTTCGTTGAAAACGAACGAATCCATTACTAAAACTTTTTGCAAGAAAAATTTTTCCTTTTGATAGCTCCGGATTTTCTCGCGCCCACTTAATTAATTCATCTAGTCTCATTTCTTTTTTAACTTTGATTTTCATTTTTACATCTCCTTAAAATAAAGTTAGTTGCTTCTGTTCCTCATATTCCAAACCATGTTGCTTTATATATATTTCGAGCTCTTCCGCTGTATCAAATGTCTTTTTCACGCCTTGCCAACCTGGCACGATATGACCGTGAAAGTAATAAGTGCCATTTACTACATGGATATGTGCCACTCGTTCGTTATCCTGATACAGATATCTCTTAGAGCCGAAAAATCGGTTTAAGTATTCTTTACGTGCGCTATCGGTTTTAGGCATTTATACTTCCTGCCACTTCTTGAACATTTGGTTATAAGTGACATCAAACCAGTACGGATCACGTCGCTTATATTTCTCAATCATTGCTAGACGTTGACGTTCTTCCTCATTCTTTTCTGCTTTTCTCTTGTCTCGCAGTTCTTGCTCATGTCTAGCGTCAATTTCTGACAGTATGCGTCTTTCCTCTTGTGTGATTCTTCCGTCGTCTCTAAACATTTTCTTTCCTTGTGGTGGCGCAATAAGCGCATCGCCCGTTAGCCCTTTTGCTATCCTGCCATTAATTGCCCCTTCACTTAGGTTGTACTTTTTAGCCACTTCACCAACAGTCATCATCTTACCGTCAACCTTTACTTTCTTAGGCTTTATTACATTTTGTATTAAGTCTTTCCCCCTCGCTCCTCTGTCGTACCTAGTAATCAATGTCGATACTTTGATGTCGTATTTATCAGATGCATCAATAAGCGTCATCAACTTACCGTCTATTCTCACTTTCGTATTTATGCCCGCCATTTATTCCACCTCTACATTTACGTTTCTAATTTTTAAATTGTCATACTCTAGTATTTCGTTCGGATTGTTATATAAGTAATCTGCCAGCGTTTCTTTTTCTTTATCCACATCATCAAAATGCTTATATTCAACTTCTGTAGGTATCCTTATATCAATCGTTGCGTTTATATATGCTTGTTGTTGCATTAAATCACTTCATTTCTCTTTTTCTTTTACGTCTGACTTTCACTAAGTCCTCATATACCATCCATTCTTGACCTGTGTATTTAGGCGCTTTACATATCCACGTTAAATTCACATCTCTATACTGATATCTGAATATCTTCGCTTTGATGTTGGCAACTTCAGTCGCCTTACCTTTAACGTCTATAACTTCAACCAGTTTCCCTTCCTTCCACAAAGAGAAATCGGCTATATACGTAATCGGTCTTTGCTTCCCAAATTTAGGTTGTAGTTCGAATTTAGGTTGTAGTTCGATACGATCATAGTTAGTGCCATTCTTATTACTTTCTAAATATTGGTAATATTCACACTCCACTTTGCTATCAAATACAATCCCTTTATACTCAACTTTCTTAGCGTTGTATTTACTCATCGTCCACCTCTAAATATCAAATATCGTTGCCTGCAAACCTAACTGATGCTCATATAAAAGCCCGTGAGCGCCTTTAAATCGTTTTAGGTCACTATCAGTCATAATTTTCTTTTCGTCGCTGAAATGGGCTCCTGAGAGCGAATAAACTTCATTTACGTTGTCTTTATACTTGATGACCTTAATATCTTCTGTGCCATCTTCTCGGTATAAGTAATATTTTTCTTTCGGCATTTTTTAACACTCCTTAATGTGTGTTTTCTTCCAGTTGATTTCATTCATGATTTTCTTTTCAACTCTGTCGTAATCATCGAAAGGCGATAACTCGTTATTGTCCAACAATCTATTGACCGCCCAACCAGTCTCGATATATACATTTGCTACAATCGGGTCGCTTTGCTTTGTCTCTTCATACATCGATTTCAATAAGCTTTTGAATTGCATTATATTCATGTGAAAAACCTCTGAGTCTTCTTGTAATACTCAAATTCAATTATTCCGGTTTCGCCGTCTTTGTTTTTGGCTATGTTACATTCAACAATAGATTTGCCAGTGATACTGTCATCTTCGTCACGGTTATAATAATCATCACGGTAAAGTAGCATCGCTAAACTCGCATCTGCTTCTATTCCGCCTGATTCTTTCATGTCCGATAGCATTGGTCTTTTATCCTGTCTAGACTCGACACCACGATTCAGTTGTGAAAGTAGTACGATGATTGCGCCTGTCTCGTTAGCGATTATCTTTAAGTCACGTGATATCTTTTCTACTGCTACACGTCTATCAACTTTCGCATCAGTATCCATCAGTTGAAGATAATCTATAAAAATAACTTGTTGCCTGTCTGAATGCCTCATTGCTTGCGCTCGCACATCTTGCGGTGTGATATTACTTTTATCAGAAATATCGATGCCTAATTTCATGATTTTATCCATCGCATTCGTTAACTTTGTTAAGTCATCCGGCGTTAAGTTCCTGATTTCTTTTATCTTTGTTAACTCAATACCAGTAATTGTTGATAACATACGTTTCAATACTGATGTGCCAGTTGTTTCGAGACTAAAGAAAGATGTTTTGTATCCATTTTGTGCTATGTTCAGCATCATGTTTAATGCAAAACCTGTCTTACCCACTGAGGGACGCGCTGCGATGACGATTAATTGCGACGGCTCCAATCCCCCTATTTTGTAATCCATGAGCTTATAACCCGTCTTAATTTGCTTCTTAGGGCTATCGCTGTATAACTCATCGACAAACTCCTCAACAAACTTCTTGGTTCCGTCTTCTTTTCTGTTAGTAATTGTTTTTAAATCCTTGAGTTCATCAATCAAGTTATTAAAATTTTGGTTCGTAGGTTGTTGTTTGAACTCAGTTACCAATTCTTTCGCTTTGTTGATTTGATAACTTTCCAATAATTCTTGTTGATAACGTTCAAAGAATCCGTATCCAATGAAATCGGAGTTGTAAAGTTTAGTTATAGTATCTGCATCTAAAAACTCTTTATCTTTAGTTGCTTTTAAATAGATTTCTTGATGATCTATCTTTCCGACGTCCATTACATAATTGAAAAAGGTTTTAAACTTTTCGTTCGTAAACATGTAATCTTTAACTCTTATCTTTTCTAATACGTCCGGTTGTTTAAGTAGCGTAGCGATTATTGTACTTTCAATTTCGAATTGTCCGTAATTCATTCGTTTTCGCCCCCAAATTCTGCCAACTTATTCATGAACTTATCTAGCGCTATTTTTCTTTGTCTGACATATTCGGGGTCATTCTGCATTTTCCATTGGTGTGTAGCGGTTTCGTTATCTACTGGCTCGATAGATACTTTTTTAGGTGCCTTACGCATGATTGCTGGTAGGTTAGGCGGGTACGGGTTGTTACTGTTGATATATCCATCTACAGCTTTTACAGTTGGTTGATAATCCCCGTTTTGACTTAATACATCAATCCACATTTCTAACTTTGGTTTATCAAAATCGATGTTGTATACGTACCTAACTTTTTTAATAATTTCTAATGCTTGTGTTTTGCTCATCGGCATTAGTCATCACTCAATTCTTTTTCCATTTGTGCTATGACATCATCAGTAGTTTCTTTTTTAGAGTTACGAGGTTTCAATTTGTTTTCAGCACTTTCTTTATCTGAAACGCCTTCTTTATTCCAGTTCTTTAATACAGTTAGTAAGTAATTCAGACCTTTGTTGTTTTCTTTGCAGTAATCGGTAGCGACTTTTACTATTTCGAACTGATCTTGCTTAAATGATTTAATTTCGTGTTCTAACTGTTCTGCTTTTAAAGGGTTTTGTATAATTTCTAAATTGGTACTAATATACTTAAATGACTTTGAGACGTCGTCTGTCTCTCTATGTTTGTTAGTCTCTGTGTAGTCTATGGTATTGGTCGGGTCATTTTGTCCTCTTGCATCGTGCCAATTTGTCCTCATCGTCGGGCCATTTTGTCCCGATGGTCGTGCCACTAGTTTGTTTAATGTTTCATAATTGATTGAATACCATTTTGTACGGTCAAATCCAGCCTTGTTGTAGTTACCTACATGCAATAAATTTTGTTTTTCTAAACTCCCAAATGTCCTTTTTATAGTTCTCTCGCTCCAAAATGGAAATTGTTTTTGCCATTCTGGATAAGAATTAAAAATCCAAGTTTTGCCATCGTATTTATGTTTTGAGTTGTTTAGCCAATAATGAATTTGTTGCAATACTATTGCTTCGTTTAACCCTATTAATTCAGCTAATTTCGGTAATACTTGTATCGGATAGTCATCTATTAGTAACTTATTCATTTTTCTCTCCTTTCAACATTTTATTGAGCCTCTCATCAACTTTTATCCACGAGTCATGCAAGTGGTATTTATCATCAAACGACTTAACGCCAATTGCATGTTGCTCGTTGTGATGTTCGCGACATAACGCTAATACATGTTTGTCATAGTGGTTCATTTTGTTTCTGTTCATGCCTCTGCCAACTGCTTCATAATGTGCTAGGTCAGCGTGAGGCTTTCTGCATATTACACAGTTGCGGTTAACAGTTGACCAGTATAAGAATGATTTATCTTGTTTCAGCAAGTCGCTTGTTTTATAACTAAGCGGTATGTCGTTGTGAAATATCTAATCGAGTGTTACCTCGATAATTTGATTCGCTTGCATCCGTGTACAGTCACTTAACGAAATGCTCTTGTCGTAGCCATACAGAACCGTTACATATTCTTGGAACAAATACCTCATATAGTCACGCGGTTGCCCTGTGTGGCTCTCTATGTCGTTACAAAGCACAAATATTTTTCTTCGTTGCTTGTCTGTTATTTTGAACGGGTCTTCGATTCGTAAATCACATTCGACTTTGTAGCCGTTATCTAGTAATAACGTTTCTTTGTCTCCTAGCTCGGCACCCTCGATAACGACCGTTGTTGTGCCGTCATCTTGAGTGATATAATTTTTGATTTGAGCCATTTAATCACGTCCTAGAACGGTAAATCATCATCAGCAATTTCTATTGGACCATTAGCATTAGCGAACGGATTATTTTGTTGTCTATTCTGTGGTGCGTTATATGAATTATGCTGTTGTTGGTTGTTAGATTGACCGTTGTTTTTACGTTCAACGAAAGTTATATTGTTGACTGCGATGTCTGTAGTAAACACTTTCTGTCCTTGATTATTTTCATAACTACCGGTTTGTATTGAACCAGTAACGCCAATTTTATTACCTTTATTAAAGTTATTAGCGATGATTTCAGCAGTCTTACCAAATGCAACACAACGAATGAAGTCTGTTTCATATTCGTTAGTTTGTTTGTTTTTGAATGGTCTCTGTACTGCGATTACAAAGTTAACTACGTTGTTGTTTTGACCTTTTAACTCTGGATCTGCCACTAGGTTCCCAATTAAATTTACTGTATTCATTGTTCAATTCCTCCAAGCCATTTTTTTATCTGTTGTCTGGTTACATTGATTTGGTTTTTATTCAGTGCTTCGACGTTCATTTTTTCTAATTTGTTAATTTGTTCCTGGTATTTTTCCGCGAATCCACTTTCTTTAGCTATGGCTATAAAATCATTAACTTCTTTAGTTAGTATGTCTTTAAATTCTTGACTTACTGTTGAATATTTATCTTGTTTTTGTTTTGCGTCTGCGTCATCTTCATCAGTTGGAATGTTAAAGAACTTCATTAAGAAATAGCGTTCAGCATAAGTTAACGCTGTGCCATGTGCTTGTGAAATATCATTTTGTTGACCGTAAGCGTGATAACTTACTTCATACTGTTCTTCTGGTTTATCAGCATTAATCCATGTATAATTCAAATCCATTTCAACTATGAATTCTGTCACTTCTTGACCTTTTTTGTTTTTAAAAGTATGTGTCGTCCAATTTTCATTTGACGTATTGGGGACTAACAATAAATTATGTTCAATCATCTTTTCTCTTATTCTGTGTAATATTTGAGATCCTGAAACATACGAGAAGTTATAACCCTTAGTATCTTTTGTGAAGCCCGCAATATTCGCTTTAACATCTGCTATTTTTTGGTACAAATTAAGTTGTTCGGCCATCTATTCTCCCACCTTTACCGTGTATGACGTTGGTTTCTCCACAATGCTAGCACCCTCTAAAACTTCGCCGTTTGCGTCAATCAATGTGCCGTTTTCAGTTACATTGAAATCTTTCTTAATGTCTGATTGGCTAAGTTTTTTAGTTACTTTTACATAGTTGTCAAAACCTCGTTGCTCAAGTTGTTTAATGACTTCTTGCTCATTGCTAACTTGAATGACTTTTGAACCTTTTCTGGCTGTCACTTTTCCGTAAGGTGTATTCAACTTGAATTTGCTATCTTGTTCTTTTTGTATTCTGTAATATTCAATTACAAGGCTTTGTAAATATTCTTTGCCACTCTGTAATTTTTCTACTTCTTTATCTTTCCATTCGTTTATGCGTTCAATTTCTTTATTTGCTAAATCGTTGATTTCATTCTCTTTAGTTGTGATTGCATCCAGTTTCTTAAAAACCCAGTTAGCACTGTCTAGATCAGTTACTTTGAATCGGTCGTCTTGTTCGAATGTTTCTAATTCTCTCTCTTGTAATTCATTCACTTTTCATGCCTCCTACCATTTCATGACTAAGTTAATTAGTCTGTCCTGTTCGTCTGTGTTTTCTTCAATCCATTCGTAAATAGATTGATTTAATATGTCTAATGCTGTGTATAGATCGTTCTCATTAGTTATGTTTATGCCGTCGATAAACTTATCTTCTAAATCTAAGATATTCACCAGAATGCTGTGGTCCTTCTTCTTAACTGCTAATTTAAAATCAAATCCGTCTACATTAATTACCTTCTGACATACATCGCCTATTTCGTAATACATCTTGACTTCCTCCGTTTTTCGTTTTATATTGAACGTGAATTAATTTTGCTAATCGTTTGTCTCTGTTACTTGTTGGCGCAAGTAGCAGTTTTTTTATCTTATTATCAGAGATGCTTCATAAATTGTGCCTTTTGGTTCGCCCGGCACTACTATTTGGCCGACCATTAAATATTGATGCACTCTTCTTCTGGATGATTTCTTAAGTTTTAAATTGTGTAATACTATGTCTCCAGTATGTCTATCTAAATATTCAACAAGATAATTTCTGTTCTGAGCCGACATGTAAATATGCGGGTTGTTGTACTTCTTTCTATATTCAGTGATCGTTTTAACTTCATCATCACTTAAAACAGCTTGTTCTGCCTTTCTTTCCCATTCCACACTAGGTTTAACGTATTCTTCAAACCAAGTCATTTAATCATCCACCCCATAAAAGTATTCTTTATAAAATATGAATGTCCCTATACTTGCGAATCCTGCAATTGACCACGCTGTAGTGAAGTATAGAAACGGCATGAGTACAATCGCTAAGATTGTGAAGCACAGTACTGCTAATAGGTAACTTTTATAAATGTTGCTCATTTAATATCCTCCTAATACCATTTTTTATGCTTTCTGATCAAATACTCTTCCAATTTAGAAATATTAATCAGAGTGCCTGTTGGTGAATAATCAATGTATAAATTTTCTACACCTAAATTATCTTTGCGGTAATATTTCAACCAGTTGTATACTGTACTTCTACATACTCCAAACAATTGATGGATTTTTGTAGGTGTTGCGTATAACTTTTTCACAAATTTTTCTTCGCCTCTATATGTGTTTTCTGGTGTTGGTGGTACTATGATTTTTGGCATTTCTATCTTTCCTTTCGTGTATAATGTTGTTATTTGCTAATAGTTTGTTCGGCGAACTTCAAAAGGCGACGAGCAGATTCAGTAGAATTTTCAGCATCTTTCGGTATGGTTAAAGATTTGTTGTTTAGATAGTCACTCAACGCCCTGCTACTAATCACAGGTTTTCTAGTGTGCTTCTCAATCTTCCAAACCTTCCACGTCACAACTGCCATTGTGATGAGGAGGGTTGTTTTATATAGTGTGTTCATTGATAATTCCTCCTATTAAGATGTTTGTTTTTCTCCTAAAAACTTATTAACAAAGTATTGTTGTCCTTTGCCTGTTACTTTTGGCGTCTTACTAATTGATGTGTGACCGTCCGAATGTGTGATTGATGTTTCTTTAATTTCGAATAACTCACGTTCCATTGAATACTGTGTAGGCATGTTATAATCCACACCCTTGCGTTTAATAAGAAATCCGTTTTGACGTAACCATTCGAACAATCTGCGTTGCCCGATGTTTATACCGTTTTGTTTAATGATCTTTGCTAACTCTCCAACTAAAATTGATGTCTTAGTAGTAGCTACTGCATCTGCAAATACAATTTTTGGTTTATCACGTTCAATCTTTGTCTCTAATTGATTGATTGTGTTGTTAGCAATTTTTAAAGCACGTTGCATAATCATTTCTGGACTGTTCCATGCTTTTTCAATTTGGATGAAGTATTGTCTTGCACGTTTACCAGGTTCACTGCGTTGAATCATTGCGATTTCTTTTGCAGTGTCTAGTGTGAGTGCGTGGTCAATATAGTGAGTCATATTGCCTTGAGCTGTTGCTCTTTTTTGAGCGATAGCTGTGTAATCTGTATTTTCTTCAAATCCGTATTTAAGCATTCTTGGAAACCAATCTTTATATGCTGTCTTAACTTCTAATGCTTGATGAAGTTCTCGACCGCTGATTGCGATTTCTCCATTTTCTTTTTCTTGAATATTGAACATTTCTCCGATGTTCGATTTTGTTTGTAATGCTTGCATAATATTTATGCTCCTTTCATGTATAATGTTGTTATCAACCTAAGGAGGTGATAAGTATGGACATAATCGCGATTTGTATCGCAATTTTTAGTTTCTTACTGACTGCACTTAAATATTATTTAGACTATATGAAAGATTCTC